GAAGTTTCCTCCAGGTCCCCAGTGAACTCCAGGAGTTGCACCAGAAAGAATTGAAACTGATCCTGATGGCTTAACCGTTGTTACACGAATTGATTCACGAACACATAGCCATTCAGAGTACTGATGATCGTAGTGACGAATCTTGTTATACCCTTCGTCCATCCATTCACGTACAACTGGCAAACCCTTCTGATCTGCAAATGATGCAATGCCAGTAAGAGATGTACCAATACGACGATTGCGCTGCATAATACCGTTTGTTTGTGGCCAATGTGTTGGAACAAGTGTTACAGTCTTTCCGTAAAGATACGCAAACTTCAGGGTACGCAGGAAGTCCTCCTTAGATTCATGACGATTTAAGTGCACTTCTACAAGCGTACATAATTCGTATGATTCCAATGGCTGCTCCGCACAGGGGTTAAAGCCCATCACACGATAGTCTTTTCCATCTGGCGCATCCTTTAGCCTGCCATAATTACGAGCAACATCAAGCCAGATAAAACCTGGTTCTCCGTTTTCTGTAATTAAATCTACATAGTCTTCGTACTTTGTTCCTACCTCTGCTGAAATAGAATTATTAGACATCCAAGCCCAGCCTGGATTCTCTGGATCAAATGAGTTACGCTCTGGGAATAGTTCTGAATTTTTTAAATTCATAAATGTTTCATCCCCAGCATTACCCAAAGCAAGGGTTGCTGATCGTCTCACGTTACCTGATACCACACAAGTTCCAATTAGGTTTACTAGGTCTACTATGGCACGAGAATCTAGTGTTTCTCCGCCTCTGGAGCCGATTACACGGTCTATCTGGTCGTGCAACTTGATAAGAGGTGCAGGTCCTGATGCAACGCCTCCAAAGTAAATCATAGTTAAACTTCTGGATGCTTTGATTTGCTCTTAGGTAAGAGTTAATTAAAAGTCTGACCGATTCTACCCATCCTTCACGAGTGTCTGGAATTTCGAACACCTGTTCTGGTTCTGTTGGGGTATAGATTGAGAAATTCTTATCCTGTCCCACTGTATCAAACCCTACACCAATACCAAGCATTAAAGCATCCATAACCCAAGCAAATAAGGCTCCTGGATCATTTTTATCAAGGTCTTTAGTTGAAACCATTGCACAGTTTTGTAGTGCTGCTGAGTTCTTTTTCTCCATTACCATTGGAGTTCCAAATGCCCACATGCCTCGCCCTGGGGGTGTCCACTTTAATTCAAACATTCTTTGGAATGCTTCCTGTGCTGACTTCTGAGCCTTGTAGTCATTCCATGGCAAACGGTTTTCTTTAGCGTGGTTCTTTTGTACTGAGTACATACCCTCGATTACTCGACGACAAACCTCGTGCCAGCGTTCCTTAGTTCCATCTTCCTTCATGCGAGAATATGTACGAATAAAAGTAATTTCTCCAAGTGAGTTTTCTGCTGCATCCTTAAACCCAAATGGGCTTGGAGCAGAAACATACTTATCTACAAAATCTTCTGGAAGTCTAAAACTAAAAAAATCTGACATGTGTATCGTCCTTTCAAAAACGGAATAGTCTTAAGTATAGCAGAGTTTTCTAAAAAGTAAAACTCTACCTAAATGTATTGTTGAGAGTTATGTAAAAAGTAATTCAATAATAGAATTAGTGAATCCAGTGTTGCGGTACCATATACTTATAACCACTCTTAACTAGGTGTGCTGTGTGGTGATATGGTGGTGATGGAGGAAATACAATAATACTTCCAGCCTTTGGCTTAACTGCAAAATGATATGCTGTAGGATCTGCATTTGCAAAATCTGAATCTGGAGTTGGACCTTGAATTGGGCCCTTTGGATCTCTAATTGTAAAAGAAATCTCTCCACCCTCATAATCATCATTGAGGTACATTACGAAAGAAACCTTAAGTCTTTCATCTCCCTCTTGCTGATCAAAGTGTGCACCCATAAATGTTCCAGCCATGTACTTCTTAATTGGATACATTGGAAACAGTTTAGGTTCTTCTGTGATACCGTGGGCTGCTGCGTAGTCTCTTGCTACATCGTCAAAAGCCTTTTGGAGTGTTGAATAAATATATGTATTTTTTTCATCTGAGGGATCTGCTTGTGAGATACTCTTGTCTGTTCCATAGACGTACTCTTGTCCACTACACGCCATCCATTCGCCCCAAGGATCTTTGTTGTCATTTTCAATTGCCTCAACAAGTTTCTTTGGATCTTCAATTACGTTTGTGTAATAGTAAACCTTTTCTTCAAGTATTTCTCTGTCCATTTTATATCTCCTTAGAATTTATTGTGTTCGTAAAAACCTGTAATTTTTATAAACCCTACCGTAACATAACGAATAGGTCCTTCTCCTACAAAACGAACTCCATGTTCATATTCTTCATTTCCTGGGAAAAGAAGCAATGTTCCTGGTGCTGGTCTTAAGTCTGAATTTTCTTTATTCTTAAAGAATAGAGTCCCATCCTTATAGTCATCGTTGATATATAGTATAGCAGCATATTTAATTGATGGGTCTGTATGCTGATCTGTATGAGCCTTTAGTTGTACTCCTTCTTGCATTCTTTGCAGAGTTCCAAAGCCAGCGAGTTCTAGGCTAGGATCTGATAGTTTTATTAAATTCCCAAGCCTCACCTGAATGGTTTTGCTAATCTCTTCTTTTGTAATATCTAAATTTTTATCTTGCCAGTTTTGAGTTATTTCAAATTTACCCTCAGCAACAAGATTATCTACATCGTCTCTGCCAAATTTTTCCATACAGAACCTGGCAAGGTTTTTTGTATATTCTATAGACCAATCTTCTTCTGGAGTTGTTTTGATTATCTCTAAGATAGTATCAAGTTCTTTTTCTTTTAAAAAATCTTTGATAAACAAAACGCCATCGTGAAAGACTTCTGTATTATATCCTGCATCCTCAAACTCTTTTTTTAAAAAAATGTCCATTTACTTTTCCTCCACTTTGTATTTGTTTCCATCAGTATCTATTTTGTATCCTTCTTTAAGGAGTTCTTGCCACTCTGCTCTTTCAATTTCTTGCTGGGCTCTTGTTGCTTTCATTTCTTCTGCCCAGGCATCTCTTAGTTCTTGAGGGTAAGCAGACTCTTCTCTGTCATCCCAAAAAGATCCAATGGTATATCTTACTCCACTTTCTATTAAAGTTACCTCGTGCATATTATTAAATCCTCCGTCAAAAACAGCAAGCATTCCAACTTTTGGTTGAATACTAATGTCTTGTCCTGGGAACTTTAGTAGTCCGCCTTCAAAATTATCATTAAGGTACAAGAACCCAGCATAACGGCTTCTTGTGAATGCTCCAGAATTTCCCTCAGCATCTGTATTGTCTGAGTGTATTCTTGCATATGCTCCTGGTTCCCACTTTTGTGTGTGGTATCCAATTTTAGAAATTATCTTTGGGTCAAGGTCGTGGACTGAAGCGATTGCTTCTGGCATTGCCTTTTCAATGTCTGAAAAAATAGTTGAAGATAGTCCAGCATCAAGTAGTTCTGGGTCGTTGTCTTGTGGAAGAACAGAAGAATATGACTCATAGAATGATATGGGCATCCAAGAGATTTTTCCGTTATCTGCCTGAGCATCTAACGCCTGTATCATTTTTTGACAAGTCTCTTCATCAATAAAGTTTTCATAAATAACGATGTCTTTTGTAATTCTCTTTTTATTTTCTAGGTTCATTTTATTCTCTTTTCTTTATCAGCATTCATTTTATTAGGATGAGCATCTCTAAATTTTTGCATAATGTCTGGTTGCATTTCTTTCCAAACATCCTTTCCAAACTCAGCCTCTTTTTCAAACCATTTGTCATCGCCAACCTCATACTTCATCCAATACATTCTGGATATATATTTCTTTTCTCCCCTTGCTGGCATCACACCATGTAGGTAGACCTGACCTTCTTTTGTGAGTATGTCTGGATGTCCAGATGGAAAAATTAAATAATCTCCTGCTTCTGGCTTGTACATATAGGCTTCTCCATCAACAATAAAATCAATTTCTCCGCCTTCGTAGTCGTCATTAAAGTATGTGAGTGCAGTAATTCCAAACTTATATCCTGGACTTACAATTGGTTCTCTGATAAAGTCAGAGTGGTATGCCATTGCCAAAGGATCCTCTATATCCGTTTTATATCTTGCGATTGCTGGTCCATTTGTTGTCCAAAGATTAAAGGACTCTCCTTCACGGTTTACCAATACTTTGTCTTTATCAAAATCGACATTATTTTTAAGGATATAGTCCTGGGTTGCTAAATGAAAGTTTTCAAAGACTTCTAGGACTGCAAGTTTCTGGGCTTCTTGATTTTCTGTCTTTGTTTCTATTTTTCTAATTTCTTCAATACTCATAGTGTGTGGATAATCTTTAAACAATGGATTCATGTACTCACCAAAATGAGACCACTTAGTCCAAGGACTAAAAATAGCATCTTCGCTTTCGTCTTTTAATATTTCAAGTGTCTTATTGATATCCTTAAAAAGATTCTTGTATACAAATATCTTTGGATAAAGTTCAATATGCTCTAGGAGTTTTTCTGTCATGGCTTTCTGTCTCCTGTGTGCTCTGTTATCTCCCAGAAGAATGGACATGTGTATCTAATACCACTCTTAATCTCTGTTACTCCGTGAACATAATTCATATCCCCTGGGAAAAAATACGCTGCTCCCTTTTTAGGTTTAAACTGTACACCCTGTAGTGGGAAGTATAACTCTCCACCTTCATAGTCCTCATTTAAATAAAACAGGCTTGAAAGATCATAGTTTGGAAAATCATTTGGAAGTCCAGCATCTGGGCCTTCGTGCAGTTCCTTGTCTGCGTGAGGGTTCTGAAACTGGCCTGGAAGCCATCTAACGATAGTTGTACCAGTAGGGGTAACCTTTACCTTATAGAACTCTTCAACGATTGGCTTAAGCCTTTGAAACAGTCCTGCGATTACTGGAGCGATTGTTGGATCATTTTTATCTAAAGTTGGGCTAGTGGCTACTCGATCTTTCCAGTACTCAGAGTCATATACAACTGTTCCGTTTTCGTTAACGTGGCTTTGAGTTACATCCCAGATTGTCAAAGACTTTGCAGCCTTCTCTAAAAACTCTATTTCTTCTTGAGTCATAAAATTTTCTAACTCAACAATCATCTCTTTACCATTACCAAACCAGCCAGATGGCGTTAGTGACGGTTTTCTAATTACAACAGAAGCATCCATTTTGTCCATAATTGAATTATATCATAGGGTTTTGCCCTACAATGTCCTCTCTATCTCTAGTTGTTTTAAGAATCTTTCTGCGTTGAATCTCCAATTATCTTTTGCAAAAGAAGTAACAATCTTAATACAGACATCTTCATAGTCTTTCTTGTCTAACTTATCCTTCAAATAATGCAATGCTTCTACTGTATCAATATAGTTTTGCCTTACAAATGATGGATCTCCTGCGTGGTTTCTTTTTAAAACCTTTGTGTTGATTTGTCCAGATGGCTCATACATAGAAACTGTTAGGTAGTCTTTTGCAAACCCAGCATCTTGATACATTTCATAACCTTCTAAGGCCTGCTCTAGATTATCAAAAGATATAATAGATCTTACAGGAGACTCTCCATCTCTTGAAACAGTTATCATATAATGACCAACCTTGCCTTCTTTAGAACTTTTGATGTAGTCATTAACTATATCAGAGTGTGTTGGATTTAATTCATTCATGGTCTGCCCTGAGTTGTTTGATCTTCTACACTAAGTTTTAAAGTCTTTACTTCGTGAGACCCTAGAGACTCTTGCTTTTCGTTAACAGCATTTCTATACCAGTCAGTCCATTCTCCAGTAGAGTTTATAACTTGGGCTGCTTCACCATATGAGATGTTTGCTTCTACCCTTTTTCTGTCCTCATCTTTATAGTCAACCATTTTTATAACTGTGTTATTTAGTTGTGTCAAAGATATTGGAATAATTGTTGCAACTGGAGTTCCTGCTTTAATGACTATTCTTTTATTTGCTGTCTTTGCCTTAAGTGCTAAAGGGAAAGGGTTGTCATAGAAAGATGTACTAATTAGTGAAGACATTGTCTCAAACTCATCACTAAAATAGTTGACTGGATTAATAGCAATTATACTAACGTCCTGATCTGTTCTAAATATTAAACCCGTATCCATGCTAATAGATGATTGTCCTCTCCCAGAATATGCTCTTTCTGGACTTAAGATTTTAACGTGGTCAGGTGTTTGATCATTTATTCCATCCCACTCAAACTCAATATCTTCTGTGCAAGATAGACTATATCCAACAACGTTTGCCTGAGTTACTGGGAAACATCTATAAGCGTGGTTTTCAGAAGTGTCATCCATCCAGTCTCTTTTAATAGACATTGGAGATATCTCAAAAAGACATCCTGGAGTTTTTTCAACTGAAATGTTAAACACTAGTCTTTGTCCGCAACATACATTTCTGGAGTGTGAAACTTCTTATTGTAGTCAAGCATTGTAACAATAGAATATTTTGTACCTGAGTGTACTGGCATTGCACGATGAGGATACATAAAGGTTGAAGGAAATATAAAGAGATCTCCAGCCTCTGGCTTAACAGTCAAATTCTGAAGTCTAAAGTTTAGTTCTCCACCATCGTAATCATCATTTACATAAGCAACAAGAGACACTGTGCAGTTGTAGGAGAAGCCATGGTCGTGGTGCTCTTGGAAGTGCTGGCCTGGTCCATACTTAATAAAGTTAAACGCTTCCCAGTACTTTAGTTCATGAATGTTGTGGATCTTGCAATAATCTTCAACTGCAGGAGCCTGTGCATCATAGACATCTTGCCAAAGTTCCTGAAGTTTAAGGCTTGTTGGACTTTTATCATATTCGATGTCTGTTTTCTTAAACTTAAAATCATTGCAATCTCTATAGTCTGGCATTAGTTGCTTGTATCCAACATACGCAGGTAGCCAAGCATATCCCGTAGTATCTCCCACAGGCTTTAAGTTAGACTCTAGTCTATTAATAACATCAATTTCTTTTTTGATTACGCCCTTGTAGCAAAAGATTCCATTGCCAAGGTCTTGTCTATCTGTCCATGTTTGCATAATATATCCCTTATCTATATTCTCTTCTTGACCAAACTTTATTTTTATATACCCCGCCATCAGGCTGACGATAAAAATTTGCGTTATCTACCATTTTACCATATATAGAAGACTGATCTAAAATCTCTATTTCATGCTCCCAATTTTCTCTTTTAAACGGAAGTACCTGAATATAAGGTGTTCCAGCAGGAAGCGTTCCTTCCCAGCCTTCTGTAATAAAAAATGGGAAACTTCCAAGAAGGTGAACCTTGTCAGAATCTACGACTCCAGTTGTGTTCATAAAGGGAAGGTCAAACCTGTTCATTGGTGTCATAAACAATGCACTATATCCTTCTGGCAACTCTAGACCCCAGGGAGAACTCCAAGCAAAGTGGTACTGATAGTATCCTTTAGGATGTTCAAACTGTGGCATTGGTGGTCTTTGAGTACAAAAGTCTTTATACTTGGGGTCATCTATTGTTACATTAATTATCCCCTGAGAATTTTTGGCAAATTTTAGATCACACGGCGTTTTAAATACATATCCAGTTGCAAATGCATCCATAATTGCAGGACATGCTTTCCAAGTAGGGATCTTTCCATAGTCATCTGTTGTTCCTTCTTTAGGAAATGGACAAACCTCTTTTGGGGCTTTGTAGTATTCTCCATTTGGCATTTTAGCAAATCTGTCTGCGTCTTTATACCAATCTGGCATTTCTTTTTGTGTTGGTACTGGAACGTGTTTGCTATCTTTGTATATCCAGGGCCTGAATGATCTAAATATTGCTACTTTAGACTTTTCACTATTCATTAGTGACTCAGTTCATTGATGTCTGTCATAATGACAACACAGTATTTTGTACCAGACTCC